TCCCAGTCACGATCTGATCCAAGGAAGTTGTTGCTACTGCATCTTGGTCAATACTTAACCTAGCAGGATTTCCATATAAGCGTCTATCGATATAGCCTCGAGGAGACGCCTCTATATTGGTGATATTTTCACCTTTAACAGTTGTTGCTGCCATTTATTTTTCTCCTATTTTAATTAATTCTATGTGTGCAATATAGAAACAACAGATTCATCGTCCATGCGTACTGCTGCCATTTGCATATAAGAAGAGATCTGTAGTGCATGGAATTTATCAGGGCGGATATCAGTTTCAATCCGTAGATCTTCTGCCATCGCTACCTTAACTGCATTCTCTGACATCAAGATAGCTTGCTTACTGCCGCCAGAATCAGGAACACGTTGAGACCTAATGATCTCTACTCCGCGGAACATAGGCAGTCCTTCTCCGCCTAATGCTTTCTTGTTCTGATAATCAAAAGAGGTAAAGTTAGTTTCACCTAGAAGATCTTCTACTCCGTATGCTCCTACGATTAGGTACAAACGCTCTCTGTCTACGTCTACTTCGTTATTCTCTAAGATACGAAGAGCGCTATTGAACTTAGAAACAGTTAAACCTGTACCGCCGGCTGCAATCTGCTGATTCGAGGTGTCAAAAGCTGCTGATCCAGAACCGTCTGCACCAGTAGCTGCTGTTCCCAGAAGGGCATCGATAACGACATCATCAAACTTACGTCCTAATGCTGCAGCAACTCCTCGTACATAATCTGAGGTAGGGTCTAATAGCATGTTGAACTTATTGATATCATCCAAGTAAGTAGTAGAGTGGTACCTTTTTACAGATGCCATACGCCTACTATGAGGTGCATCTTCTACATTAGTATCCTGGAAGTTACCGACAATCTCTCCGGCAGCAAACTTACCAAGTCTATCGAAGAAATGCTTTTCTCCGTTAGTGTACTCAATAGGTACAACTCCTTTAAGTTTACTCATTCCTTGTTGTAGCAAGACATGTAGGTTATCACGATAAGTGTTAATATGCGCTTGGTCTATTGTTATAGCCATGTTTTTACTCCATTATTTTATTTAAAGGTTTTTATGAAGTAACAATTTATATATTAGTAGGGACTCTTTGTTACAAGTAGAGTTTATCCATATATTTCTTTGAATAGTCGGTCTCTTTTCTGTAGGAACTCCGAATGTTTCGGGTGATGTCTATCAAGTAGAGCTCTAGAGTATTCAGGATCGGCTTTAAGCTTGTCGAGCTGAGCTCGGGCTTCACCGGGTGAATTGAGCGATCCGCCTGGATCTCCGATAGCTACCTCAGGTGCAATGGTTTCGCGACCTACCTTGTACAGAAGGTTAACCATATCGGGGTCCTTAACTTCACTCTCAAAAACTTTTTTATAGAGGTCAGTGCCTCCTAATTTCAATGCTGCACGCGCCGCCATGTCCATAGCTACCTTATATTTAAGGCCAAAACGGTCTTTCAAGGCTTTTTCCGAGGCTTCTATGGCCTCATGCGTACTTTCTTGACTCTTATGCTGCTTTTCTTCTATTGACGCTCTGTGGCGCTTTAAATAGGATTCTGCTTGTGTCTCATTTAAGCCAAGTTCAAATAATTCTTCTTTATATTTACCTACAAACTCCTCGCCAAACTCAGGAGCCAGCTTAGATACATAGTCATCAGCTGTTTCTGGACGCTCGAGTCGAGGTAATAGATCTTTTAATTCTTCTACGGGTAATTCATCTACTCTTTTACCGATAAGGCTTTGGGCATGCCTATAGCTTTTAACGATTTCAGGAAGTGCTTCTTCTATGGGCTTATCTAAATAATTATTTAAAGCCTTGACTTCTAGTAAATCTTCTGGTAACATATCTTTAAGTAGCCTTACAGGAGCTTCTGTCTCAGTAACTACTTGTTCAGTATTCTCAATGTCTTTAATATCATCCATATTATAATATATCTCCGTTCTGGTGTAAGTTTATCATGTTATTGTTCAGATGTCAAATTCTATCTTTTGAATAGAGCTTTTCTAGTGTGGTTCTTGGATGCTTTATATAACTCAGCATCATCATTGTATTCAAGTACAGCTAATATCCTCAAAGCTACTGATCTAACTCCTTCACCGTAGGCTGAGGTAAGCGGATCCCCTGTGAATGTGGTTTTGTGTACGTTACACCAGTCTAAGATAGTTAGAAGAGCATCATTAGGCTTCCCATCTTCTGCTAATAATGCATTAGCTAATACTTGTTTTAAATCTTTCTTTTCCATTATACAATCTCCGGAATATCAGGTTGAGGTGGTTCTTGTTGTCCAGCTACTTTCTGGGCTTCTAATTCAAATTGAGCTTGTTGGGCTTGTGCTCTGGCTTGTCTTAGTTGTAATCTTTCTTCCATAGTTCTTAGAGTACTCAGAGGAACTCCCATATCTAATGCTAATCTATCAGCTACGGCATCTGTATCAATAGTATCTAATACGTCCGGGTCTACTTGTGCCCATTGTGTTACAAACTGCCCTATGTATCTCATTATTGAATCACTATTTTGTAATTTAGCAGTCCTAGCTAGATTGCCATTAAAGTCAATGCGCAATCCTATTTGATTAAGAGCATCTGCTAAATCAGGATCTTGGACCTCAGGTAATATGTTATGCTCAGAAGCTAATCTAAATGTCTTCAAGACAAGAGGGTGAAGTGCTTCCTCGATTATTCTATGTACATTCGCGACCATCATTCTGAAGTTCTCTTCACGAAGAGTTACGACTTCTTCTGCGGTCATTTGAGGCCTGTTCTGGAGAGACAACGAGTTATTAAAGAAAGCTCTTCTGATAGATTCACGTTTTTTCTCTAATGCTGCCTCGAATACTGTTGGATTACCTGAGAAAGGTAATGGTGCAACGCGAGGTCTACCTGTAACAGGGTCCATACCACCCATAATTAAGCCGTTGGCGTGTGTTTCAAGAGGTAGTAGTACTCCATCATCAGCTACCATGAGAGGCGGCTCAGCGATCTTCTGAAGCATTTCTAACATAGAGTATTCCATGGCTTGTACCATGTTCATATCTGCTAAAGCTGACCATGCAGGTGATCTACCGTATACTTCATCAGCTAATTTACTCCAACGAGAGATGATATATGGAAAATCTTTTAACTTGGCTTCGGCTAAAATGTGACCAGAAGCTCTTTCTATGTAGATAGATTCAAATTCAAACTTAGAATTACCTCGCTTGAACTCGTCATAAGGTCTTACTACACGTAATATCTCTATTCTTTCGTATGGATCTTCTTCTAATTTATCTTTAATGTCTTCGCTTAGTGCTTCTATACCCCAGGTTTGAGCTGCTTGTCTAGCTGTCATGAAGAAACGTCTAAATACTGTGTCTACTCTACCTACTTTGTCTGTCTCCATATAGAGAGAAGGAAGAGTATGTGTTCTATATCTAATACCTTCAGATGGTTCGAACATTACTTCCATACAACCTGTACCAAAACAGATAGTTTCTAGAAACATCTCGGCTATATTAGAATAGAAATTAGCAAAAGGAGAACGAAATATGTTATACATAACATCATTATATGCTTGAAATACTATATCTATTCCATCAAAGCTTTCTCTCACCATACCAAAATCTGGGTTTAAATTAAACCATTTGATCTCAGGGTTAACAAGTCCACCGAGGAGAGCTGCATTTAAAAACTCTGCTGCTTGTACTCCAGTACCATCATAAAGCTCTTCAGGCTGGTATTTATTACCTTCTACGTCCTCATCAAAGCCTCTGACCTTATTGGGTAAACATAAAGCAGCAATATCTTTCCATACTGTCTCTACTCTCTTGCGTTTATTAGCGAGTTCATCGAAAACCGCTAATATATGCTTACTTTTATCTTCTTTTTTCATTGTATTACTTTCCTCCTAGTATTACAGGCGTTGCTAGGTTATCATCTAGTATGCCGAATTTGCGTTGTTCCTCTGGCAGGCCAAAGACTGACTCAAAAGACCTGTCTGCACCACTTGTTCTTCTTCCCTTTCCTCGAGCCTTGGCTCTGAGTCTTCTTGGAAGTATTTCATCTCTTAAATAGGGAGAATTCCTAGCCAACTCGGATTGAGGCGCTCTAGATTCTGCCTCACGAGCTAATCTTCGCTCAAAACTAGTAGCATTTTCTCCTATATTAGGTAATAAATTATTGATTATTCCCGAAAAAGCCTCGTTACTTTCCAGTGCTCCCTTTAT